AAGTCGTCAGTTTCGGCGAGTTGTTTCACTCCGCCACTTGCTCCGTATTCGTAAAGTTTACGGAGGTTCATGCCAGTCAAGTCACCGCGAACGGTAACGAGTTGCGGCATGAGTGAAGAATCTTGAATTGCGAAGAGTGCGTTTTCCTGCACCGTCATTGCGATGGCAGAAACATCACTCCATAAGTTCATTCCAGCAGTCATAATTGCTCCTTAGTTGGGTAGCGGACCACCGTTGAGGAATACCCGGCGCTGTGCTTCTGTTGGTACTGCGGTGTTAGCGCCCGGATTCGTTGCGGATAGTCCTGGTTGTGGTTTGGGTAAAGCCTTTGCGATTGCTTCTGCCTTCGCCTTCATCTCATCCTCTGTTCCCTCTGGGAGCAGGTCGTAAATGTCAGCAGGTAGTTTCGCAGCCTCACCAACTTTGCGGCGCAGTTCACGCAGTTCAGCGGCTTTGGTCTTGGCGGTCAATTCATCGATTTTGGCTTGAGCTTTTTGCAATTCAGTCATCTCGGCTGCCTTGCGGTCTTGCTCCGCCTTCTCAAATTCATCCGCCTTTTTCGCTTTCGGCTTCAAATCCCTATTCTCTTTTCGTAGGGCTTCGATGGTTGCCATTGCGCGGGCAGCGTCAAACGGTTGCCCGTCCTTACCAATTTCTGTTTCCTCTTTCGCTTCGGTCTTGGCTGTCTCAGTCACGACTTCGGTTTCAATCTTTGCCACTGTCTCAGTAGCCTTTGTTTCTTCGGTCATTGCGTATTCTCCTTAGATAAAATAAAAAGCGCCTCTCACTCCCATCTTGGGAATCGAGAAGCGCGGCTGGATAGCGGGGCTTTGGTGCTATTCGATTGTGGTAACTGTTATTCGCTAAACGTCTTGATATTCAGCGCATACTTCTTGATTAACGCCTTGACAATCATTATCATGGCGCGACATACGATTTCGGCTAACTGTGAATCACTCACCAATCAAATCCTTTAGCGGTGTACTGCCTCTCATTGTCCCAAATACGTCATTCTCGTACTCGTGAGACAACGCGCTAAACTCAAACTTGCCGTCATTCCATGCTTCAAACTTCGCGTCGCCCATGACGTTCCTTTGCGTTTCTTCGTCTTGTGACTTGAACCAATCCTCACCAGTTTGACCTATCGGATTCTCTGCGCCGTTCACCCAGGGCAGCATCGCACAGCGTCCGTTGTGATGATCATTTGCCTCCGAGCCAACGGGGAACACTTGCCCGTGCATCGAGATACAACTGTCACACGTCCTATCATCCAATTCAGCGCACCACACGACCCCTTGCAGTACATCGGCGTTCTCACGTTGCATTGCAGCGTTGGCTTCCCGGTATGAATAAAGTTGACTTGTACGCATCTGTCTCATGGCGTCTGTGAGCGGATAACCGTATTCGTCACTAATCCAATTCGCAATGACACGCGGGTTCAGCCCTTGCCCGACACGCTCTAATATTCCGGCAGCTATCTCATCAGCGTAGAATCCCGAAAGGTTATAAATCTTGCCAAACAACGCGCCGTCAGGGTCAAGATACTTTGCGAGAAAATCAAGCGTCTTGTCATTCGGGCGGAGGATGGTATCTTTCGGTATATCATTGACTTCAACTCCCAGCGCTAGAGCCACGCCTGCCAGTAGCAACTCACTTCCGGCAATCATCCCGCGCTTTGCGGATTCAGTCACCGCCGCGCTCAATTCCGTGCGCATGTATGCGGAGTAATCATCCAGTTCGCGTGTCACCGATGCAATCAGATTCTTGTACGCCGCGCTTTGTTTCACCTGTGCTGCGGTCAACGTGCCTGACTTCTGCAACGCCTCTAATTGTTCTGTGAGCGCCTGTACCTGCGGGTCAACCCTCACGTAGCCAGTTGCGTATGCGTTCGCCATGCGCTCCAATACCAGCGAGTCAGCATCGTCAGCTTCTGCTTTGAGTTTCTTCCAGACGTCGGTCAGTTTAGCGGGCATTAGTTATCCAATGGCACGAGCGACAAGCCAAACCAAGAAAAACAGCACCAACGTAAGCAAACCTATTTCTCCAATAATGTATAACCACAAAAAGAGCCAGTCATATTTTTTCATCTATTCCCGCCCTCCCAGACGGTTATTCCTTACCTGCTAAAAAGTTGCGAATGAGCGAGGAGCCCACATTACCAGCTGCCTGCTTCTCTTTCGCTAATCGCTTCTGTTCCTCTTCCCAATCAATGCCGCGTGATTTTGCTGCGGTCTCTTTCGAGCGGATGCCTAATCCCATTTCACTCTGTAAAGTTGTTACCGCTTCAACGTCATTCTCGGGCAGCGGGTCACCAAACTTCACCTCGCCGGGGTCAGCTTCAGCACCGCTAAATCCTGCCAGTTGTAACAGTCGATTATTCACGGTCAATAACAGATCCCCGTAAAGTAGTTGCTTCGTGGCATTCTTGGCAATCTCATTCTTGAACAGCACGCGTAACCCGAAGTTGGTCAGCGCACCGACCTTATCCTTGACGCTCTCACTATCCACAGTCGCGGCTATCTCGAAGAAGTCGCGGCGGATATCGTTGGCGTGGTCTCGGGATGAGGTCAGGTCACCGGATGGTTGTAATATGCCAAGTTTCGTGTGTTCGTTTCCACCCGTAATCTCTAACGCCTTATCAGGTCCAACGTCAAGGTACTCTTTACCGTCTGTGTCCTTGAAACGCGGGAACTTACCGCCAATAATCCACTTCTGCGCCCAGGCTTGCAAGGCGAGAATCTTGTTGATGTTACTCCGCGCTTCGTTGTACTTATCCTGCAGGTCAATAACACCTTCAATGTCGGAATATCCGTACACGTTGCCAGCGTTGGGTAGATTCTTGCCATGAATGATCGGGGGGAATGGATAATCCCAAATTAGCGGCTTACCTTCAACCACCCATTTACTACCAGTCTCTTTATTCAGTTTCCAGATCGTTACCGTCCAGAATTCGTCGCCATTGTCCGGCTTCTGCTTCTCGGTCAATTCACGCCATGCCGTATCACCGTCATTCCAACGGTACACGTATGCCAGCACATTCTCAATATCATCGTGCGCTGTGTGGATGGTCAGGTTAAAAGGATTCAGCGCGACAAGTCGATTAGTCACCGTGCCGTCCATTGCCGCTTTACCATTCGGGATTATCTTTAGCGCTAGTGTGCCGTAAATGCTGCCAAATTGAACAAGGTCGTGCAGCAACACATCTTTCTTATTCGCGTCCCACGTGGTAGAGATAACCTTATCTTGCTCGGATTCACCCTCACCCGGAAGGTCAAACTCCACCCCGGCACCCACGAGCATTGATACGCTGCGGTCGACAATCGTTTTCGTGTGGTTGGTGATGACGTTGTAATCTTTACCGAGTCCGCTTATCCTGAGTGGTTTACGCTGATTCCCATAGTAGTAACTCATCAACCCGGATAATTCTTGCTGTCGCGCGATATGCGTTTCTTCCAACGCGTCTTTACCACTCAACCCGAACATCTGATTGACTGTGTCTACGATATATTGTTTGATCGGATTCGCCATACACGCTCCTTAGTTACTAGGATCATCAAGCGCGATTGAAACACCCGTCTCAGATAGTTCAGTCATCGCCCACACTTTCGCATCTAACCTGTTCGGGGACGTATCCCCAGGTAACCACATACACAATTCATCTTCAAGACTCGCAAACGTACCAACATGATGGTCTCTGCCCTGCTCTGCAATCGCTGCAATCGGCTCCGCGCGTGTTGCCTTGCCCCTGCTCGCCCAAACTAATCTCACATTGACGTTTGCGTCTACCTGGTGAATAACGGACGTAACCATTTCGCCCCCGTTATTCTTTTCAGCGACTATGCAATCCGCTCTGTGGCGGTAATAGGCGGTTACCGCTGCGCGTGCCCAGGTATCCGGGGAGCCTTGAATACTATCATCTGCTAACGTGTAGTAATCATCCCCTTCAATGCCGCAAGTCACAATTCCAGCTTCATCACCGCCTGATGTTGCGGACGGGTCAACCCCTACAATTACCCTCGATAATGATTCCGGCGCTTTGAGTACCCTTGACTTGTCAATGTCCTCACGCTTCCATAATGCGCCGGGTGTGTCGGTGAGGAGTTCAGCGTTGAGTTCCTGTCTGCCTAACCGCGTCCCCTCATACTTGGTGATAACATAATCGAAAAATCCTTTTGCCAGGTTAGCGCGGTTCTCGTATGTGGTGCCGGTGGTTACGATATTGCGCGGATCCTTTATCAGATCAAGCATTAACTTTGTCGGCTTCGGTGTGGTGGTGACAATCCCCTGTGGGTTACTTCCTAATCGCAAGCCTAACATTGCCTGTTCCCACGCTTCGGGGTAACGCCATGACCCTACTTCATCCGCCCAAACTTTGTAATGCTGCTTACCTCGTAACCGCTCTGGTTCATCCGCTGTAAATATCAGACTGATTGCGCCGTTCTGCCACTGTAACTGACGCTTACTTGCTACATAATCCGGGCGTTCTGATTTCGGGCATATCGCTAGTATTCCGCTTTCACCCTCGATCATAATGTCGCGTGCATCATCCGCCGTTGCACCAATAAGATTTACATACGCGTTAGTCTTTACCCATTCCCTTACGGTTTCAGCGCCCGTCCTTGTCTTGCCAAATCCACGACCTGCGAGAATAAGCCAAATAAAGAAGTCTGTATCGGGTAGACGCTGTTTGTCACGTTGCCAAAATCGCCAGTCCTGCGAGAGTGCGGCAAGTTCATCCGGCGTTAGGCTCTGTAGGAATCGCGTCTGCAATTCCCGAGGCTGTAATGCCAGCCAACTTGCGGAGTATTTCGTCTCGCTTGTCATCAACTATGATTGCTTCTCCATCCTTGCCCGTTAATTCAACCGGATTCGGTACCTTGCCATAACCGTATTCGATGAAGTTGACCTGATGCTTATTGTCCTTCGCCCATGACCTGACTATCATCTCCGCAACCGTTGCCACATGCCCGTCAATGACGATGGGGTTTCCATCCTTGTCCTTCGCTATTTCATTGCCAACGGATTGCACAAGTTTACGCAACGCGTCAAAGGATTTAGGACGCCCGTTACGGTTTATGCGCGGGTCACCTTTTACAAATGGGATTAAGTCTTTTGTTGTCATAATGTTCTGTTAGTGTTCTGTATCCTGCTTTTTAGTCAATACCATTCCATAATTATTGATACCTTCTGGAATGACAACGCCTTCTTTTTTGATTAACTTATTCCCTTTAAATGGTCTGTAATCCACCTGATGCTGCCAGCGCCCCCATTTGCGAGTTATCTTTACAACATCGGGATGCTGCTTCTGTAATGATTGCGCCATAAACAAACGACCATCGGCATTATTGAGTAAATAAAGGGATTCGGTATTACCGCCCTTCATTTTCATTGATGGTTGCTTATGAATTAAGAATGAATAGAATAAGACAGTACACCAACCATCCTTTAATGCTCTCAATGACAAATCTGTATCTTCGTTATAACGTCCTCTCCAGCGATAAGGAATGTCATTCTTAATTAGGATGCACGAATAAATACGAGTATTTGCTAAAAATGGTCCAGGAGAAAATTGTTTTTTAGGAGCAAACATGTGATACTGCATACCTGATAAAGCAATGTTTTTATATCTATTGGTAAAATCTTCTGCGGCTTTAAATATTGCACCAGAGGTTACTCTGTGATAATTATTCCCGTCCTTCCAATAAAAACAACTAATGTTGTCATCAAGTATCCAATGTCGTTCTGCCCCAATGCTGATTGAATGCTCCCAAACCCAATTTCGGGCAGGAATTCCGCCCAAACCTAAATTACTAAATGGCAATACATAAATCTTTTCGGGGTCAATCACCGCCGCATAATTATCATATTCCTGCGGTTCTACTACAATGTGATATGGAATATTAGCTTTTTCAAGTGCTTTCGCCGTAAGCCTTGAATCCCAGCGACCTTTTGAAATGACATAAACTGGATATGCGGGATTAGTCATTTTCCACTGCCTGCCCCTGTACCATTATTTCTGCCTTTGGATACCATATACCGCGCATTCCATCCGTTATCTTTTGTCCTATTGCCTCTGCGAAATTACTAACATCCTCGGCATTTTTAAAATGGACGTGAATTACCCTAAATGCAGATAAATCTTGTTCTTCAAATTTAGGCATTCCGTCCCACTCTTTATCATAGTCAATGCCCTCACTGCCGAGCAGGTTTTTGACTGCCGAAATATCACACATCCAATCACGTAATGTTGATTCATCCATGCCCCACGCGATCAACTCCGGCGCGTCCCAGCCTGATAATTGCTCCCAGTCGAATTGTCCCACCGTGCCAACATGAGCAGCGACAACTAACTCTTCGCGTTCCTTCTCGGATAGCGCACGGGAGGATTGCAGCGCCATAACCTCATAGTCCCTGCCATAAGCGGACATGAGGACATTCAACCTCTGGTGACCGTCATAGACTTCACAATCAGGTCCAATAGCGATTGTCTGGAATTGTCCTAATCGCTCCCATAATGACAAAAGACGTTTAGCGTGTTCCTTGCTAATCGTTTTCGGGTTGCGCTGCCAGGGTTTCAGATCCCCTAGCTTTACGGTTATGCTATTCCACGTTACCAGAATCGCTCCTTGATTATCAAATTCAGCGCGCTATACCACTCCTGCATCTCTGCTTCACCAAATTTTGTACACTGTATCTTCCACCATGACTCTTTGACCAGCCGTCCGCCTGTGCCTATCCATTGACTGTGACACTCCCGGCAAACCATGCCAATGTTGCGCGGGTCGTCTAGCTCATGGTTATTCTTGTCATGGTTTATCAGGCAATGGTGCGGGTCGACTGCATCCCGAGCGTGGCACCACTCACACTTCAAAACGGTATGTCCTCGTCAGTTACATTCACGGGTTGACCCCACATGACCGTTGCTTCCTGGTCAGCCCATAAATGGCCGTAGTGCCTGCCGTCGTGCCCGTGTGTCAATTCGCAAAGAATGACCATTCCGGGGATGGTGAGTACCTTGTCACAGCGGACAGTTACCCGCATCAAGTCTAATACTTTGTAGTCAGGGGTAGTTTCGGTCATAGTTTAGCCAACTTTACAAACAAGTCGTGATACTTGACGAAAGTTTCCTCTTTCAATTTCTCCCAGTCGACCTCTTTTTCTTGCCGTTTGTCTTTGTCCGTTTTTGTCACAGAAGAAATAGAAGTTGAACAAGTACACCCTGGATAGTTTCTGTCAAGTGGGTTCCTCTTATGGTATTCGCACGTAATCTGTGTGATTTCCGTTTTATAGTTGTTTGCGTTGCGCTCAATCAACATATTCACTCCATCCCTCTAATCCGGCAGCCACGTACAGGTGGGAGATAAGTTTGGTGGCAAGGAGGCGGGAGGAGACCGCCTGCGCTATGCGGATACCGATAATGTGTGTTTGCCTGGTAGCCGCCGGACTGGAGGGGAGGATTACTGAGCGCGCAACTCTTCCGCGCGTCCCCGGTTGAATTCGTCCATTACTGCCGCTTCGATCAAGCCGGATAATTCTTCCAGGTCAAATTTGATATTCTTGGATGCAAGCCAATTAGCCGCCTGTTCCATCGCAAATTTATATTTGTCTATTGAGAAGTCTTGTAGGTGTACCTGTTCGGCAGCCAAAACAGCGGCAGTAACCGCTTGTTGTACGGCGGTTTGCACGTCAAGGTTGGCGCTCGCAGTCCATTTGTCCATCAACTTCTTGGCAAGCGCGAGAATGTACCCGGTTGCAAGAACGATCAATGGCGGTACAATGGCATTCAAAAACGCCTGTAAAAACTTCCACAAAAAATCGATCAAAACTTCCATGTCCACTCCTGTTAATCTAAAAAGGCTTTACTGGTATTAGAGTAAAGCCTTTTAGTTGATTCACCTAGTACGCAAAAGTAGCAAGTTTTTAGATTGGCAACCTCATTTGTTGCTGTGCGTCATGGATACGCTTCTCAGATATCTTCATGTATTCGGATGATATTTCAATGCCTATGAAGTTGCGGTTAGTATTTACTGCCATTTTTCCGGTTGTTCCGCTACCCATAAAACAATCTAAAACAGTGTCACCTTCGTTGCTCCATGAAATAATATGGTCTTGTGCTAACGATTCTGGAAATATCGCGGGGTGTTGGTATGCTATTTCGTCTTTGGTTGAGAATCCAGCACCGCTGTTTATTTCCCAAATATTGAAGCGCGTCCCATATTCCTTACAAACAATTTCACTTGCTTGGTGCAATCCGCCGTCTTTGTCGCGTGTGCTTCTTTTTCCCCAACTACCTAGCCATTTGTTTTTTCTGTCTTGTATTAGGTTTACTGTTTTTGGAGTTCCCTTTGAAAACACAAACATATATTCAAAGTTTTGGAAATACCTGGTCTTTTCAGGATATGGACTTCCGTTCTTCTTGTAAATCATTGTGTCGTGAATATTAAAACCAATCTCTTTAAAATATAGTGCTTGTTTGAGCGACGTTCCCGTTTCACTGCCATCAATTATTGCATCCCCCACTACCCAAACCACAACCCCGCCGTCTTTTGTAACCCTAAATAATTGTTCTGCAATCCCTTCAAAATCAAACGCGTACCCGTTATAGGTTCGCAGGTTGTCATAAGGCGGACTGGTAACCGTCAAGTCTATACTCTTGTCGGGGATGGATTTCATTACTTCAAGGCAATCCCCCAACCGCAGGTCAACCGTCATTCCTTCTCCTCTTCCAACAATCCTAATGACGTTACAAGGTACATCGCCGCCTCAATCGACGGGCAGCCGCATTTCCGCCGCACCTTCTCGCGGTACGTGGTCACCGTGCGCGGGGATATGTGCAGCATTAACGCTATCTGCTCATTGTTCATCCCCTTCGCCAGTCCGCGCATCACCTGTACCTCACGCGGGGACAACTTTATGGCATCCGGGCATTCAATGTCGGTCAACTCGAATATGCAGTTATTGGTGGTATCAAGCATCAGCACCCCTTCTCCTAATCTCAGCCGTCAATATCTCGGTGATCGTCTTCGTGCATAACCGCCAGTAGTCGGCAATCTCGCGCACGGTCATTGTCTGCGCCTGCAGGTATATCTTCGCGTTCCTGTCGCGGTACCAGGGGGTAGGGTTGACATACGCCATGCGCCAGCGTGAAGTGGTGGTCATTTGTCCTTACCTTTATGCCAATCGACTTTGAATACGCGGTGCAAGAATAACTGCCAGTAACACTCAATCCATCCCCAGAATGATACCCACCGAAAGCAAGCCTTTTCCCTGAATGTCATCTGCGCCCATCTTTTATTGAAATAATCTCGGAATTCCATCATTCCCCCTCTGGTGGTGTGGGTAAAGGTTGCCAGTGAGTAGGATTGGCGACATAATCTACTCCAGCCTCAAACGCCACCCATTCACCGCTATCAGTTAAGTATGCAAGAAATATGTGGTCGGTAAGTACGGTTTCAGACCTATCATAGACAATCACGGCATATCCAGTTTTCGGCGGCTCTGACACAGGTATCCACCGCTCCGCTTCATGCAGACGATCTATTTCACTGTGCATTGCCTTGATAAACTCGATATCGAATCTCATTGCCTTGTATCCATCGAATTCACCGCCATTAATCATTTCGCTAATTGTGTCATGCAACTCTTTTGTGTATTTCATCCCTCGCTCCTCTCCAAATACTGCTCAATCTCGGTTAGTGCAATCAGTACGCCTGGATTATCCTTGCACACGGATTTTGTGAGTAGCAACCGCGTAACCTTGCAGTCGTCACCGAAGGCGATACCCTTTAGCCCATCTAGCACAGCCTTACTCAAATTATCCAGATCGACAACGCGGTTATCTGCAAGGTAGAAAAACATCTTGACGCTGACATTCCCTTTCAGTGGGTCTTTGATGATTTCCTTCGCCTTGTATCCAACGGTATATTCCCACGCGGTAACTTTCGGGTCAGTGTATCCACCTGTTTTAGTTTTGCGGAATGACTGCTTTGGTACAGGCTGACCGCTAACGAAAAAGGTATGCCTCTCCCCCACAGCGCGGAGTTGAAACTCTAGTGTGTCGGCAAGGTCAGGGGTCATGCGTCCTCACGCTGAATATCGGCAAGGATTTTCTTTTGCCTATTCCAAGTTTCGGTTGTGACAATGGCAACAAAGTTTAAGTCAGCGCTTTTTATGTGAAGCATGCCGTTGATATTTTTTTCGACAACAAATGGGGTTAGTTTTCCACGCATTAGGAACGAGGTTGAATCGCCAATATACTCTTTCATCTCTCGCTCCTCTGTAAATCTCTCAACTGCTCAATGGGGCAGTCGGGAGAGTGAGTACATTCCCATCCGTTATTTTCGTCTGTGTCGGGTTCGTCAATAGATCGGAACGGAGTGGCTGTTTCCCTGCAAAATGCGCATTCCCACTTACCTTCTTCTTCGCCATCAACAACCCATTTTTCAGTTGCGTCCAACGCCACCCTCTTCCATGCGTCACGGGAGGCGGTGAGGGAACTCATTATCCATCGAGTAAGCATTGCTTCGTCACCGGGAGGAGGCGACCCGTCAGGTTGATATTTTTGTACTTCGTGAATGATGGCTTGCTTCTGTGCGGTGAGGGATTTACCGCTATCCAACACCTTACGGATTTCGTCATAGAGTATTTGACATTCTTCCTGATGAAGCGTTAGTGGCTCGCCATAATTTGCGGTCAACTTTATTGCGTCCATAATATCTATTCCGTTATTCATCTCACTCCAATCTTTGCCAGTATCCATCTCAACAGTGTGACGCGACCTGTGATGTGGCAGTAATCGCACCATTGACTATCTCCGCCACAGCCAGAATATCCATCTTCGTCAATGTAAATGGTGAGGATTTTAAGCGTTCCCTTACACTTCGGGCAAGTTATCATTTCACGCCTCCATCTCTATATCATCAATAAACTGGATACTTTCTGACCCGTCATATTCGTGGATATGAAATTTAGTTCCCTCTGCAATCCACGCTATTTTTAACTCGCTTGAGCCACCGGAATAAAAATAATCATCCGTGTATTTCGATTCTATTAGGTCTGAAATTTCATCGTTTTTTCCAGCCTCAACAAGCGCAACAACATCAGGGTCGTAAATACACTCTGGATGTTCTGTGTTCCACGTATACCACCCAGCCCCAAATCCAGGGGAATATAGGACAGCTACTTTTCCGTTTCTAATAACTTTTTTCATTTCTTCTCCTCTTCTAATTTAGCCAACTCCGCTATTTTGGCTTTTAGCCTTGAATTTTCAGACTCAATGTCAAGAAAATAGTCGACATTCAGAGTTAAAGGAATAGGAAATGGAGTTCTCTCAATTTTTATTTCTTTTGGCATTTCGGCAGCACATGTAACAAAATCAATCACTCTTTTTACATGGGATGCTAGATTATTTCTTCCCTCAATAAATTTTGCCTTTTCGGCATCCTCGCTAAACTCAAGGGTTGTTTTTCCGCCTGGTGCGGTATGAAACGAATTAGGACTAAACGGGTCATTGAACGTGTAAGTATTACTTACAAGTTCGCCACAGTAATACATTCCGTCTACAACGATTCTAAAAAGCGGCAATCTTGTCGGTTGCATATAGTCGGGGTTATTTTCGTGTGCCATATCATTCTCCTTTATTGTCCTTGACGCTTTCAATTTTCTTCAACTCCGCCATAATTTCAGATCGGTGCAGTCGCCACCATACTACGCCACGATCGGGGTCAAAGCAGATCGCCACTCTGATATTATCCAATGCGTTAGCCGTCCGCCCATTCTTGACCGCTACCGAGTAGTCTCTACGCTGTGCAGGGGTGAGTATCATAGGGTTATGTCGCTTTCTACTTCGTTACCCCACGCGTCCCAGCCACCCATTTTCTCTCTTGCGAATAATTCAATTCTTGATAAATCTCCAGACCATTTAGTAATCCACTCTCTGACTATGGGAGGCTTGGCAGAGTGTTTCCCCCTTTTGTGAGTGAAGTAAGTTCCGTGACCACCAGTATCAAGGGTAGACATTTGACCTTTGACACAAAATATGAGGTGTTCGGTATTGTTCTGAAAGTAGTTTCCTATTCCAAACTGTGTTTTGCACCAAGTTATTACATTGATTGGGCGAAATCCCCACGCAGTAGCAACTTTCCACGCATCACCTTTGAGTAAGTTCCTGCTTGTTGTCCATAAGTACAAGTGTGCGTTTTTATCAGACAGTTCACCAACTCTAAGATTACATATTTCTTCGGTAGACATTGTTGGATAGTGGTTTTCAAACTGCGTATGCTTCCACGCCTTATTATTGAACCACCCCTTCTCGGTTTCCCACGGCGGGTCAGCATAAATGATCTGATATTTCATATCTCCACCTCATTCAGCGCTTCGGCTATCCGATTCCAGGCGAGGACACATTCCTGCTCGGAGTCACAGTATGGCGTTTCTATATGACCCCACTCGTCATAGCGCGCAAACCAATATGAATTGGCATATCCTTCTTTTTGAGTAACATTCCTGATTGTCGGCTCAACCCCCCACAACGGCAGGGGTGGCACAGGGGCGGTCAGGTCGAGGATGCACCAGTGAAAATTAGTCTCACCGTCAAAATATGCCATGTAATCAAACTTGTTAAAATATCTGACTTCCGCAG